CATACGGTCCATACAAATTACATAAAGTCGCTATATACATGCGCGCGGGAAGGGTGCGATCAGTGGTCCGTATGGACCGTGTGGACCAGCCGCGGCACGACTCTTGACGCCCAGCGTATGATTGACCGGTCAATATGCCTCGCGGTGGAAAGCGTCCAGGTGCCGGAGCGAAGCGCGGCAACCTCAACAGCATGTCGGCCGACAAGATCGTCATGCGCCAGAAGGCGCGCGACCTCATCGGCCCGAAGATGCCGGAGATGATTGCCGCGCAAGTCGCGCACGCTCGCGGCCTGTCGTATCTGGTGTATCGGGACAAGGAGTCGGGCCGATTCGAACGGGTGAAGGACATCGACACGGTCGATCAGTCACTGAATACGATCGAAGTCTGGGAGAAGGATCCGAGCGTGCAGGCGTTCACGGACCTGATGAATCGGCTGCTGGACAAGCCGGCGGAGCAGCCGCAGGAGCTGAAGTTGTCGGGCGAGCTCGCGGTCACGGAGCGGTTGACCGCGGCGCGGGACCGGCTGGCGAAGCGGAAGAGGGAGGGGGCGTAAGCATGGCTGACGAGGCTACGCACGCGCCACGGGGCGCACAGCGCGCGGGAACGGTATTCAGCGCGCAACCAGGCCGCGCGTGGTATCTGTTCGTGGACGATGGCGCGGGTCAGCGGCCTGCCACGCACTCGGAAGTCATCGAATTCAGCAACCTGATGACGGCGGAGTGGCACGCGCCGACCGGGCGCGGGTTCGTCGCGCAACCGCCCGACATCGGCGCCGACGTGCCGGGAGGCGGGGCGGTATGAACGGATTCAGGCGCATCGACATGCAGTCTCGGCGCACATATCGCCGGAGGATGCGTCGCCGCGTCCGCAGCGTCAACCGAGCGGGTAGTCGTCACTGGCGCTTGCGATGCACCTTGGATCGCGGATAGCGCGTGTCTGCCCCCGTCTCCACTTCCCCTGACGACGCCCTTGCCGACTTCGTCAGCCAGTTCTACGACGATCCGCTCGGCTTCGTCATCGCGTGCTACCCGTGGGGCGAGCCTGGGCCGCTCGAACACGAGACAGGCCCCGACGAGAACCAGCGCGAATTCCTGACGTCGCTCGGCGCCGAAGTGCAAGCGCGCGGCTTCGACGGCGTCAACCCTGTGATGCCGATTCAGATGGCCGAGACATCCGGCCACGGCACGGGCAAGTCCGCGATGGGCGGATGGATCACGAACTGGATCCTCAGCACGCGCCCGCACAGTCAAGGCACCGTTACGGCCGGCACGGCGACGCAGCTCGAAACGCGCACCTGGGCGGCGATTCGCTACTGGACCTCGCTCTGCCTCACGGCGCACTGGTTCGAAGTGCAGAGCCGTGCGATCTTTCACAAGGCGTTTCCATCGACATGGAAGGTCGGCGCGCAGACGTGCAAGGAAGAAAACGCGCAGTCGTTCGCCGGCCAGCACGCGCGCACGAGCACAAGCTGGTATCTGTTCGACGAAGCGTCCGAGGTGCCAGATAAAATCTGGGAGACGGCGAGCGGTGGTCTCTCGGACGGCGAGCCGATGTGGTTCGTCTGGGGCCAGCCCGTGCGCAACACCGGGCAGTTCTACAAGGTCGCGTTCGGGTCCGAGTCCGCGCGCTGGAACACGCGCCGCGTCGATAGCCGGACGTCGAGGTTCACGAACAAAGCGCTCTTGGACCGCTGGATTCAGGACTACGGGCTCGAGTCCGACATGGTCCGCGTCCGCGTCCTCGGCTACCCGCCATCCGCCTCCGAACTGCAATACATCGACAAGGCGCGCGTTGTCGCGGCTCGTGCCCGCGTACAACTCGCGTTGCCTGACGAGCCCATCATCGCCGGCTTCGACGTCTCAGGCGGCGGAAAGGCGTGGAACGTCATCCGGTTCCGGCAGGGGCTGAACGGGAACGTGCGCGAGCCGATTCGGATACCTGGCGAGCATGACCCTGACCGCTCGCAGCGCATCGGGATCTGCTCGGAGCTGTTGCGCGACCAGCGCGCTGGGCATCGGCTGGCGGCGATGTTCGTCGATTCGGCGTTCGGCGCGGCGATCGTCGTGAGGCTGCGCTCGCTCGGCTTCACGAACGTCTACGAAATCAACTTCGGCGGTGCGAGCCCGGACGCGCACCAGTTGAACATGCGCGCCTACATGTGGGCGAAAACAAAGGAATGGCTGCAGCTCGGGGCATTACCGAACGATGAGAAGCTCGCCGAGCAGCTCTGCCTGCCTGGCTACCACTTAAACAACAGCGGGAAGCTCGTCATCGAGTCAAAGGCCGACATCCAGGCGCGCGGCGAGACGTCTCCTGACGATGCGGACGCGTTCTGTCTGACGTTCGCGCAGGCGGTGGCGGTGCCGCGGCAACCGCGGGCGTCGGCTGGGCCTGTGTTGCGCGGCGACATGTCGTGGGCCGGTTAGGGATGCCCTCCGAGCGGAGTCGGGCTTGGGACGTGGACGACCGCCCACGATGTTCGGCTCCGGCTCGGAGGCGTGTTACACTGCGCGGCATGCAGATCGCCGCGTCGGCGCAGGAGCGCGAACAGGAACGCCTCGCCATGGTCGCGACACTGGAGTCGCTGCGGTTGCACTACCGGGCCGAACTTGACGAGGTGTATTCAGGCGCCGACGAACAACTCGGGAGGCGCATCACGACACTGGAGTCTGACCGTGGACGCTGGACCGAAGACCAGAAGTCGGCCGTCGCGATTGCGATCGGGAACCACTCGGACGCGTTGCGCGCGTGGCGGGCGCTGACGTTCTGGGGGCGGTTGCGGTGGCTGGTGCGCGGATGCTGACGCTGTTGCTCGCGGCTGTCGTCGTGCTCGCGTTCGTTGGCGGTGTGGCGCGGGCGCGGGTGGTGCGGCGATGACGCATCGTCTCCTTCGCGCGGTGTTCGTCGCCATCCTGCTCTGGACCGCGCTATTCTCCCCCGTCGGCGTCTGCGCGAACGGCGACTGCTGGACCGCCTGTGAGGAGACGTGCGCCGACCACGGCGGGCTCATCGCCGCCTGCGAGTGCTCGTGGCTCGGGAACGACTGCGGCTGCCTGTGCGCGGACTCTGGGATGTTCTCGTGCGATGAGTTCCCTGGCTGCACGATGGCGGCGGACTGATGGCCTACGACGCCGACACGCCAGAGACCGAGCGCCCTGTCGCGCTCCACAGCAAGCGCAGCCGTTCAGCAGCCCAGACGATTCGCTTCCTCCAAACCGCCCGCGACCGCTTCAAGCAGTCTCAGTCCGCAGAATCCAAGCAACGCGAGCGCGAACTGCAAGATCTGCGGTTCTACGCCGGCGATCAGTGGCCCGATGACGTCAAGTCGTCACGCGCCGGACAGAATGCAAAAAACGGCATGCCGCCCGTGCCCGCGCGTCCCTGCATCACAATCAATAAAACCAAACAGCCCGTGCGCGAAGTGCTCAACCAAGAGCGCGGGAGCGACATCGGCATCGAGATCGTGCCGGCGGATGACTTCGGCGAACTGACCGGCCCGATCGACGAGACGGAGATCAAGTTGCGCGAAGGTCTCGTGCGCCGGATCCAGCGCGAGTCGCAGGCCGCTGATGCGCGGACGTGGGCGTTTGCACGGGCGACGATTGCCGGGCGCGGCTACTACGGCGTCATGACGCGCTACGTGCCCGGCAAGACGAACGATCAGGAAATCTACGTCCATCGCTACTACAACCAGGCGTGCGTGTCGCTGGACCCGGCGCACGAGCAGCCGGACGGTTCCGATGCGGAGTGGGCGTTCGTCGGCACCGACATGCCGTGGTCGCGCTACAAGGCGGAACACCCGAAGCGCAACGGGAAGAAAAACGCGCTCATCGATGCGGCCGACACCGACGCGGCATGGCGGCAACTCGGCGAGGAGCAGCCGGATTGGTTCCGCGGCGAAGGCGACTTGCGGTTCATTCGCGTCGTGGACTACTACCACACGGAGCGGAAGACGCGGCAACTCTGCACGCTCGCGGACGGATCGCTGTGGTGGGACGACGAACTCCCCGATGGCGCCGAGGTCGTGGACGAGCGCACGGTCGTTGAGAAGTCGATCGAGTGGGCGAAGATCGACGGCAGCGATGACGACGTGCTCGACGAAACCGACTGGCCCGGCCCCGACATGCCGATCGTGAAGGTGCTCGGCGAAGAACTCCAGCCCTACGACGAGGAACGCCGCGCGGAGGGCATGGTGCGCCCGATGCGCGAGCCTGGGCAGGGCTTTAACGTCATGGTGTCGAAGATGATCGAGCTGATCGGTCTGACGCCGATCCCGCCGCTCATGGTCGCCGAGGGTCAGGTGGAAACCTACGAGCCGTGGTATATCGCGGCGAACACGCGCACGCTGCCGTATTTGCCCTACAAGCAAGTCGATCTCGAAGGACGACAGGCCCCACCGCCGTTCTCGACGCCGCGCGAGGCGCCTATTGGCCCTGTCTCCGCGGCGATCGGCCTGTTCGATGAAGCGCTGCAGTCCACGTCGCTCGTGAGCAAGACCGCGCTCGGCGAGACGGACGCGACGGTGAAGTCAGCGAAGCATGCGAACCTGCTGCGCGAGCAGGCGGCGCAGGGCACGTCGAACTACATGGACAACCTCATGCGCTCGATGCGGTATGAGGCGCAGATCGTGAACAATCTGCTGTTCCCGATCTACGGGCGTCCGGGGCGCATCGCGCGCATCCTGAACGGCCAAGGCGAAGCGGAAACACTGTTGCTCCACCAGCCGATGGTCATGCAGGGCACGCGGCCGGTCGCAGCATCCGAGAACGCGCCTAACGCGAAAAAATACACGCTCACGAAGGATGCGAAGTTCAACGTCGGGATCAAGATTACGAAGAACTTCGACTTCCGGCGCGAACAGGAAGCGGCGACGGTTGGAGAGCTGATTTCACAGAATCCGTTGCTTATGACGTGGTTTGGCGACCTGTATTTCAAGAACCTCGACGGCCCCGGGCACGACGAAATGGCGGATCGCACGAAGGTGATGCTCGATCCGAAGATCCTCGCGCAGATTGCGTCGAAACAGCAGGGCGCGGAGATTCCGCCGCAGGTGCAGGCCGAGCTCCAGCAGGCGAAGGAACAGGTCGCGCAGCTCACGCAGGTGGCGCAGGCGCAGCAGCAGCAGATCGAGACGGAGGCGGCGAAGGAACAGGCCGAAACAGAGCGGAAGAATCGCGAACTCGCCGCGTCACTGGAGAAGGCGCGCATCGATGCCGAGAGCCGGCTGGAGATCGAGAAGTTGAAGGCCGCCACGCAGCTCGAGATCGAGGAACTGAAGCTGCGTGGCGCGGCGATGCAGCGCGAATACGACGCGTGGCAGGCGCAGATGGGTGCGCGGCAGGTCGCGGAGACGCAGGCTGGGAAGCAGGCGCACGAGGTCGGCATGGCGGCGGTCGGCGAGGCATCGAAGTCAGCCGACAGGGACGCGGCTCGGGAGGCGCGTGGCGAGCAGTTCGCGCACGAGTCGGAGGAAGCGGAAGCGGCGCGGGAGGCGGCGGAACGGCAGGCGGCGATGAGCGCCGAAGAGAGGAACGCTTGACACATCGCGTATACTGCCGAGTGAACACATGCCGCTGACCGGAATCTGGCGCTTCGCCACGCCACTGCTCGACGTCGCCGATGCCGGCGGCGCTGGCGCTCCTGCCGCCGTCGAGACGCCGCCGGTCGAATCCGACTCCCTCGCCGACCACGAAGCCACCTACAGCCCTGACGCGCAGCGCGAGCCATCGGCAGATGACGACACGCGCGACGACACGGGCCGGTTCAAGCCGCGCCACCGCGCCGCGAGTCAACGCGCCGACGCCGATGATGTGCCGCTCATCAGCGAGCACACGCGGCGTATCAAGGACGCCGAGTCGAAGCTGGGCGCGGACATCGCGCGCAAGGACGGCGAGTCCGATCGCGTGTTCAACCTGCGGCGCAGGGCCGAACTGCTGGAGCGGCTCGCCACGCCGCCAGCGGCGCCGAAGGCTGAGCCTCCGCCGAAGGCTGAGCCGCGCACGCCACCGCCCGCACCACGTCCTGCCGCCGCGGCGTTGCCGGAGACGTTCCCGACATGGGAGCAGTGGCAGGAGAAGAACCAGGAGATCGTCAAGGCGAAGGGCGATGCGGCCTGGTATGACTACCAGACCGATTGGGGCAAGTGGAACTACGCCACGCTGCGGCAGGAGGAACGCGCACAGGAGGCCCGCGAGGCCGACGAACGCGCCTACACGACCGCCGTTGCGTCCTACCAGGAAAAAACCAAGGCGTTCGTCGCCACACATCCAGACTTCGACACGGT